CTCTTAAATCCGCCCGTTGGGTTTGGCTCACGCCCGTGCGGGTGAGTTTGCCGAAACAGAGCCCCTCAGTATTTTGCACTATTTGGTGGATGGCTTCAACGGTATCGAGCATGGCAAGGGCTTGGTCTCTCACGAGTGGATTCACGAGGTTGTTGGTGCGTTCAAATCGCTTGAAGGCGATGGTGAGCTGCACGGTTTGCGTGCCTCGTTGGCTTTTATCCAAATAGTTAAAAAAGTCGCTCGTATCCGTAAAATCAATCAAAAGACACGGATAGCTCACGGGCGGAGTGGGTTCGTTGAGTTGCCCGAGGTCAAAATCAATGAACCGCACGAGGGGTTTTGAAGCCGCATCTAAGAGGCTTTGAACGGCGTTAGAAACGCCCGTGAATATGCTTTTTATTGCTTTCATTTTTTATATGGGTAATAAGTAATGGGTAATAGGTAATAGGTAATAGGTAATAGGTAATATTACTCATTACCTATTACTCATTAACCATTATTTATAGGTGGTTTTAAACCCTGCCTGTATCAAAATTTTGATGATGCCAAAGGCTACGAAGGGCATCCACCACGGTAGGGCTGGGTAATGATGCCCCGCCAAAAACGCCAATACGGCGGTGGCGCAGATGCACATGCTCTGATAAAATTGGATGCTGTGCCACGCATCCGTGAAGGTTACAAAAAACGTGATGCTGCCCCAAAAGCGGGGTGATTTGTCACCGTTGTCGTAATCCTTGTATTTGTTTTTCCAACTTTGGGCGGGATTCCAAAACTGTTTGTTGCGCACAAAACGAGTCCAACCCGTGCCGTAGTGGAATTGCAGCATGTCGCACGCTCCCTTAAAAAATCCGATTAGATAGGCGCACACGCACGCCAACGCTAAGTAGGTCATTTGGTTTTCACTTAAATTTTATGAGTAAATAGATTAAAAAAGCGTTGAGCATCAAAGAGCCAACGAGATACCACAAGTAAGATTTTGGTTTTTCGCTTGGCGCATTGATTTTTCGGATAATTAGTCGAACTGAATCTTTGGTAATGGTTTGGGTTTTGTAAACCACTTTGGCGGCTGCGCAGGGCGGACACGGTATCTTTTGGTTTACCACCGATGCGGTGTCGCTCGGCGGGCAACGGGTCTGAATGGTCACGGTGTCAGGCGGTGGTGTATTCATATACGTGGTGTCGTATTTGGTTTCAACCACGGTTTTTACGACCGTGCTATCAAGGCTCGGAAACCGCTCGTTGCAGAGCCGTTCTAATTTGGCGTTGCTGATGCAGCTTGCAAAGGCAAGGGCAACGCTGAAAAAAAATAGTAATTTTCTCATGTTATTTTCTAAATTTAGCATCCATGAGCCGTTTGGCTTTGTCGTGGAAGCGTTTGGTTAAAACATCGGATTCTCCAATGAATTGGCGTTTGGGCATCGTGAATCCTGCGCCTCGCCCTGCCTGTCCACCTTCATTGTGCACTTGGGCGTAGTCAAGCGGGATGTTGACGCTGACAATATTGTTGCGCACTTTTGCCACCGTAGCGGCATCCCGCAGGGCGGTGGATTTGACCAAAATAGCCCGACTGCCGTTTTTGGGGTCGGGCGTTTTGCGCTTTGCCCACGCTTGAAAATTTGCACCTTGAAAACCCTGTTTTTCAAAGTTTTCGGTCACGAAATTTTCCAACTCCACGGCAACTACTTTTTGCGCCACCTCGGCTTTTAGGTGGCTCAAATCGTTTTGTATGCCTTTAAAGAAACTGTAAGCACCCATTTTTTTTAATTATGAATTATAAATTATGAATTATGAATTGAAGGCGTTATATTTGCACTTGTAAAAGCGGTTGATGAGTGCGTTGCTTAGTGAGCAACGAGGCAGTCAATCGCTTTTTCATTTTATCAACTCGCCAATGCTATAAATTTTATAAACATCACCCACCGTTTGGTCATTGACTGCCCTTGATACATTGATGTAAAAATCAATGTCCATTAATTGAAATAAGAAATAATGATAATCTAAGATATTTGGCTTAGACTCTTTTTTGTCATTAGGCATTGATTTTACATATTGCACGCCTTTCGCCAAAACCAGTGGTAAAGCCAATAGTAAAGCGTTTTTCACATCGGGTTGAATGTGAAAATGTGACGCTACACTTTTTATACTTTTGTTTGTTAGAGTAATAGGCAGAGGTAAATTTGGAAAATTAAAAGGCAATTCAGTCTTGACAAATTTTTCCCTCACTATTTCCAAAATTTCTGTTTTCTCTAAATCTCTACGAAGCATCTTCGCCGCATTGCCCAAACTCTCCAAAACCGAAGGGTCTTTGATGTTGGCGTAATACGGATGCTTTTCGCTCCATATTTCGCCCTGCATCACATCCCCTTCAAAGCCTTTTTGAATGATGGCTTCGCTGATGTCGGCGGGTACTACGGTTGCTGCCTTATCGGTTTGAACCACATTGCACCGACAATTCCACGCCAACGGTGGGCGGTGGGTTTTCCAAAACGGGTCGTTGATGGGGCGAATGATGCCGTGGAGTACCTTGTGGGTATCCCGCACCAAATCGTCCTGCATGGTCACGAATTTGACGTTGGGGTAAATGTCCGCTCTGCGTTCAAATTCTTGCCACTTATCGGCGATGTTTGCCCTGCGCCGTGCGGTCATGGTTTCAGTTTTGAGATACTGATTGTAACGGCGGACTATCTTTTTAGCCCGCAAATCAAAATCTGCTTTGCTCAATTTTGCTCCATTTGCATCGTATAACTCGGCAATCAATGCCTGATTCATACTTTCCATGCGGTGCGCCGAAAAACGGCTTAGGTTCATGCCCGTTTTTTGGAATAACTCAAATTCTTTAAGGTCACTAAAATCCGTGAATCGTTTGCCAAAACCCAATTCGGCACTATTTTTCAATCGCTCGTAGGTTTCCCTGAACATTTCGGGATGCACGTCACCCGATTTGGTTTTGAGGTCATAGACACTTTTGATGTAATCATCGGTAACGCTTTTGGGTATTTTTTTAAATTGCGGGTTAAAGTTGCCCGTTTCAGTCAAGTTGATAACGGCTTGGCACATCGGGCAATCGCAGCCCGCCGTGTGTCGGTCGTACAGTTTTAATAAATCCCTTTTATGGCTTAACGCTTTTTTTTTTTAGCTTTTGCATCGTCAGTTGGTGCCGCTTCATCGGCTTGCGCTGCTTCGTCTGCCGCCTCGTTTGCCGCCGCTTCTTCTTCTATTTCCGTTAATTCCGCCGCCGTGGGCATTGGGATATTGTATTTGGTGTACCAATAGCTTTTGCCAATGTCCACTTTTTCGGACACCTTAATATCTATGCCCAGTCTTTCGGTGAGCGTAAGGGTTTCGGCATCAACTATTTTGAAAGTACCCCCCTCAGTATTAAAGCCAATCCGATGAAGGTAAGGCTTTACTTTTTCGTTGAGGATGCGGAGCGTGGACTTACGGTCGTCTTTGTGGAGTTGCTCTTGGCTATCGGCGTGGGTTTTGGACTGCGCATAGCCGCTACTTTTCGCCTCGGTAGTGGTCATAGAATTACCCAAAATGGTAATGCTAATTTCCTCGTTCAAGGCTTTTCTGAACGTGTCGTACAAATCACCCGCCGTACCGTTGTCGTTGATGGTTTTCACGTCAATGATGGCATCGGCGGGGCGAATGAGCCGTCCCCTTGCGCCCATTTGGGCAAAGGCTTGTTGGAGTTGGTCACGGGTGCCTTCGTTGTTGTAAGCCGCATCAATGATGGGCATACCAAATGACTCACAGAACTCTGACCAATCACCCCAATCGCCGCGCTTATAAATCACGAGGGGACACACTTTTAGTAATTTGCCCAAATCTTCTTTGCCACCCACTTCTATCACATCATTGGTGAAAGGCGTTTCGAGGTAGTTTATCCCCTCAGTATCCCACGTGTTTTTGACCACGATGCCAAACCGTGGTTTGACGTGCTTGCGTGGGATGAGCGTGGTGGCGTTGGCGTACCCCTCAGTACGAGACCAATCCAACTGCACCAAAGAGTGTCCGTAAAATTTGGCGTTGATAATTTCTTTTAACAAT